GTGTCTTACCTGGTGTACCATCGGATTCATCACCCATATACAAGTCGAATTCGACTAATGCTTTTTGAGTTGATAAACCCATTATGCCTGCTCCTGCTGCCGTAGTAGTAGGGTTAGTGCCAGTTCCGAAGAACGACCCTTGGTTTACTACCAAGTTCATACCTAGACTGTTTGTTGACGTTGTAGCGATTTGTTTTTTCGCTGCCGCGTCCAATTGTGTCCAAGTAAAAACGTCATTGGCGGCGTTTACTGTTACGTCTTGTAGAGATGGAATATCCAGTCCTGTAGCATCAGCACTTTTGCTGGTGTGATGGACTTTCAATGTCAACTCTACATCAGTTACACCCGGTGCTGGGTAAATGTAGTCTGCCATGTTATTGACTCCTTTTCATAAGTTAAGTTTTTACTTTCGTGAATTCCATCACAAATTGAGTTACCAACGTATCATCAACTATTGATGTAGAAGTGTCTACTTCCTTTGCTGTATAGCCAAGTATAGTAGCCGCTTTTCTAACACCTTTAACTGTTGTTACGAGTTCATCATAATTTGATGGAAGTGTTTTAGCGTCTGTTACCACAAAACACGTGGCAATAGTTGTTTCGGTAACTATTGCTTGAGCGTCCAGTGTATCAAATAAAGGTTCTTGCTCTACTGTTGGTTGATTGACATATAACGTCTTTAAGTTTTGTAGATAAAGTGGGTCGCCATTCTGATTGAATGGTAACTTATCACTAACACCGAAACCGGTAACTACGTTTGCTTTCAAGTATGTTATAATAATATCCCTCATTACCGAACTCTCCTTAGTCTAATTCTGCCTGGGTCCATTTCAGCCGATTCGACTGTCTTGTCGCCATCAAAATCGTACCAGTCACCTGCTGTGATTAGCTCCATAAACAACTTGTCGTAACGTTGTTCATAAAAACCAATCTTGGCACGCTCATCATTATCTTCGGCACTAAAGTCAGCAAAACGAGGCAAAATATATGTGAACAAACTGTGATATACACAAAGTTCAGTAAATTCTGCCTGTCTTGCTTTAATTTTAATACCGTCAGGACTTGGAATGTCGCCACGACTTCTTATAGTAGTAACGCCTTTATCCATATTCTGAAAATAACTTGCCCACCAATCAGTTGCTCTGATTTGAGTAAGAATTCTTGCTGTTGATTTAACGAGTAAATCTTCAACAACAGTTTGAGTTAAGCCTTCATTAGCGGCAAACAGTCTGCTATCCTGTTCGGTAACGTCTGTATAATCAGCAAAACTGATTACTTTTGTTGTCGTCTGAATGAAAGCCATATCATTGTTCCTTTATATTACGCTGAGTCTTTGATTAAAACGCCACGAGAAGAATCAATAACGCCCATTCCGTAAGCCAAAGATGCCACAGCATCTACACCAACTGCAGAGGCTCTACGTTCAATTTCGAGATTAACTCCACCTTGAACACCCATTCTACAAGCATCAGGTCCCCATATAGCCGCTTTAACATCAGTAACACCTGTGTTAGTGTCATTGAATTGGCTCATTACGAACATTCTCACGCCAGCAATCATTCCTATATAGCCGTCACGAAGTGCCGCTGTTTGGAAATCGCCACCAGCATATGCCGCATTGCCAACTGCTGTCATTAATTCAGCATAAGAAGCCGCATTAATTACGCCAGTTAATTGACCTTGCTCACCACCTGCTCTGATTGTTCCTACTGCTGAGAAAATTTCATTAAGGTTTAGAAGATTACCAGTAGTAATTTCCTGTGCTGTTAAGCCAGCAAGTGTGCCAGCCGCTGTTTTGTCCACTGCTTCAGCAATAGAGTTACCAAGCATACGTCCGATTTCTGAAGTGTCAACACCACCGAAATCTCTGATTACTGCTCTTGACGCCGCTAATTTCAAACTGATATTAGCCGCTGTTGCTGTTGGAGTTTGTGCTATGAAATCTTGTGGAGCCGCTCCAATTTGAGTATTACTCAAAGCGCCTTCACTTGTGATTTCTGTTGCTGTTATTTTGCTCATTAAAGCGGAATTTAAAACCGTAGAACCAGCAGGTACTTGTACCTGTGGAATTAGTTCGCCGCTAATGAACATTGAGTTTTCTTGGGCTGCAAAAACGGTAGCCGCTTTTGTAGGCACCATAAGGTTAGATAAACTAAAACCCGATAGATATTCATTTGCCATGATTATGACTCCTTTAAATTAAATTGTTAAGTTTCCCACTCTGTTGCATTTTTTTATAAATGACCCTGTGAGCAGGATTGTTTAAATCCAAGTCTGCTATATCAGTAATGGCTTTTGTATCACCACCAGTAATAGCACTTGAACTGTTTGTTGTTGTCGGAGTAGCACTTAAAAAATGTGGATTTGAATCTAAAAAGCCTCTAACTAATGAATCAACATCAATTGGAAGTCCTTTATCATCATATTTTACATTTCCTTGGTTGTCTACCACTTCAACGTCTCCATCATCATTCAATCTTACAGAACTTGATAACAAGTTTCTAACTTGTTCTGGATTAACACTTTTGTATTTTGCCGCGGCATTAACCAACGGTGTGTTAACCTTGTATTCTTTAATAATTGAATCCCTTTTGGAGATTTCATCATCTTTTTTGGCCGCTAACTCCTGTAAAGTTTTTTGGAACTCTCCACGTTTGATTGCTTGTTCCTGTGCTTTCGCCTCGGCTTCTGCTTTCATTTGTTTAAGTTCAGTTACATCGCCTAATTCAGCATACGGTTTTAAAAGTTTCTTTTCTAATGAGCCTCTCATTCTGCCCATCATATCGTCTACTTCTTTTTGTGTATACGTTTTAGTTGTAGGAGTTTCGTCCGCCTGAGTTGTAGTTTGGTCTGAAGCCTCAGTTGCTTCAGTTGGAGCCAATATTTTTTCTTCGGTCATTGTTACCTCGCCTCTCTATTGAGTGTTGTTATCTAATGTGCCAGGCTTTGTGCCTTTGAACACGTCCTCGGGTTTTAATCCGAGTAATTCTACAATTTGCTCGTCAATGGCTTCGTGAACTCTTGGGTCTTTGGCTGTTTCAGCCGCTACCTTGAGTTGGTTGAATTCATTTGGAGTATCTTGTATGTTAAAAGAACCTGGGTATTCGACATCACCGTCCCACTCTCTGTCGTAATAGTGAGCGAAGTGTTGCCATAGTTGTTCTTCCGCCAGTTCTAAATTATCCGCTTTTTCTGCCAATTTAGCATTTAAAAGTTGGAATTCTGTTTGTAATGCTATGCCACTCATTGTTCTTGTTTGAGTTGCTCTAACACCGCCGACATTTGACATTGTATCAATGCTGTCAACGTAATTCTTTATTGTGTCAAGTATACTTCCTATACTTGCTCCACTTGTTTCAAGTAGATATGGTTTTAATGCCGGGTCCATGTCAGTCGGCATTTGTATAATACTTCCAGGTCCAGTTGATGTGCCAATTACTTCTGGCGTTTGAACTAAACTTGGGTGAGCGTCTAATCTGATTGCTTCCTCAATGTTTGAATTTAAATTATAAATTGATTTTTGAGCGTCAGCAATATCGGCAATATCACTATTACCTATACCTCTTACTATGCCTTTGTTATTATAGGCACATACTGCCGGAATGTGTCCCATTCCATTTTCTTCCTCAGTTACTTCAACTACTTGCATACTGTCTATTTTGTCATCAGTTATTTTAACTGTTGTAGTTTTGATAGTGTCGTGAGTCCATTCTTTAACTGTTTTAACATCACCGTTGATGTCCTCAACATATTTGATATACCTTAATACATAAGCACCATTTTTTCTACGTTCCCATTGCCAGTCTAACATTGCTAATGGAGTTATAAGTGTAGCGTATGGTCTTGCTCCTTGATACATTTCGTCTGCTCTTGTTTCAGCTCCTACTGTTGGCTTACATAATACAATCCAACAACTGCCAAATACGGCTGACCATTGTGCCACGTCTTTCATAAAGTTGTTAAAACTTCTGCCGTCAAAATCAGCGTCCTCTATAAAGTCCTCAGTTTCTGGCAAGTTTGTTAAGTTGCCTAGGTCTCTGTATGGGTGTTCTCTGAATAAAAAACTGTTGTAAACGTCAACTACTGATTTACAATGATTGTCTAGGTGTGTTGTGTTTAATCTCGCTGTGTATTCGTCATTGGTTTCTAAAGCATATCTTGTAAGATAGCCTGCCGCTCGGTATCGTGAGCCACCAAGAAACGAGTTCAAGAAATATTGCCAGTCTGCTTTCAGGTCTTGATAAACAAGGTTACCTGTTAATAAGCCTTCAACTGAACTTGTTATTGTATCACTCATAATTCATTCCTAAAATGTTTGATGACCCCAACGTTTTAACGGCTGTGGTTCAAAATGTTTTCTTATTGGATTTAAATAATCCGTAATATATCGAACACAATCACACAAATGTGAATGGTCAACAGCACCGTCTTTTTCTGGAATCATACTACCTTCTTTATACTGCCACCTATCCATACTTGTAATAGTTTGTCTACACGTTGGGTCAAAATACATTCTTCTAACTCCACCGGCGTTTTTCAACATACTATTAGTAGCATTGATTGTATCTCTTACTGGATTATGTCTATTCGGTGCCTTGACAATAAAACCAGCGTTCTGTAGTATACTTATGTCTGTTCTACCACCAGCACTCGATTTTTGTGCTTTAGCACTCGGGTCTGGATAACAAACAATCTTATTTGTAGGGAACCTGTTTTTAATTTCTTTAACCATCTCGTCTGTATTACTTGATGTTAATACTATCTCATCAAATGCCCATAATGTACCGTCTGCTTGAACATCAAACATTACGGCCGTCATAAAGCCTACGTTGAAATCGTGTCCGATATGAATAGTTCTTGGTATATCCTTTTCATACGGCTGAACACTATGGTCTAAATCAAAATTATAAAATATCTTTTGAC